CGGAGCCCGATGTCAAGGCTTCTGTGGTCTATCACCCCGGCCCAGTACACTGAGAAAGTTAAACCTGCGCACCCAGCTCACGTACTCCCGGTCCAGAGCACAAGTACCATCTTGAATATGCCACTTATCGGGTGGCCAACGCCCTCCACTCGAAAAGCTGTGAGTTGAAGTGGTACAGCTCAGCGCACTCGTTGTCGCAACAACTATTTGGGCTGCACATATGTCCCGCAGGGGATACCGGTCCGTAGTAGTCCAAAAGTTCCACGGCCTTCAGCAGGGCATACTGCAACTGTTTGCGTTGGTCTTCATAATACGCTTTCCACTCCGAAAGCCCGGGGTTACCGAGTAATTGTCCGTCGCAAAATCCGGGGCTGTGACCACATTCCACCACTTCTTTGAGCATGCCTGTCGGCCACGTGTTTGGGTCCCGCATCAAGCCACCTCTCGAATATCTCAATCTTTAAACCAATCCTGCAAAGGGTTCCCGGGTTTCCCAGACAACCAGTAATACTCCAGGCTGTGCCCGGTGTATACCTTGCACTTTCTGCCTGTTTGGATCTCGTAGTCCAGCAGTGCGCGTTCCTGGTCGTGGGTAAGCCGGTGGTCGTAGGTAAGGTGCACGTGAGGGCACTCGCCTACGTTTTCCGCCCAACTCAGCTTAGCCCAGCCCCGGTTCTCTAGTTCGTATTCACTGATGCCCTTGACCCGGCAAGCCCAACTGCTATGCCTTCCGAATTCCACGGCGTGGCATCTACCTCCTGGGCTTATCCACGCACACTGAGTCCTGGGTTTCACTGTTCAATCCCGGCAAGCCCGCACATGACTTTCATCCCCAGGCCTCCTGTCATTTCTCAACCAGTGCGCGTTCCATGCGTTGTTCTTCTAGGGCTAAAATATCGACTACCGCGTACCCTACGAGTGTTTTATCCACGTACCGGGTTATTTGTAGATTACCCCGGTGTCTTTCAAGCCGAAAGCAGGTCTTCCCGATGGACTCCGGTGTTTTTCCGCCAGGGCTCACTTAACCAAAGCCTTATTTTCTAACACGTCTCCCTTGGCTTTTACAAGGTTATCATATTCGTTCTTTAAATCGGCATAATACCGTGCCGACGTTTCCAGGGTGTTACTGCAATCCCAGTAACGCAGGGCGCCGAGTCTGAGCAACTTTATCACCTCGTCGTCCCGGAGTTTGCGGTGTGTTGGAATGTCCTTGGCCTTTTTGATGACATCGACATACCCCTGAGTCCATTTACGGGCTTTGCTTACTCCCAACACCCCGGCAAACTCAGGTATACCAACTTCCTCCCAGCGAACCGCCAGTTGATACGGCGCGGCATACCAGAAGTTCTTTATCCTGGCCTCCCGGGCGAATGGCTTATTGGGATCCCCGCTCCACTTTCGCTTTGACTTGTCGGCCTTCCAATCCAAAAGCGTAACTTTTATCTCTATCTCTGTGAGATACTTGGCTTTGGAGCAGCACAGGATGTCGGCTTCATGGCCAAGAAACCCCCAGCTTACATTTGGTACCAGGGCAAGATTCGAACGATAACCCCATCGGCGATGTTTCGCCAATACCCGGCTAACCAACCCCTCGGACCATTCTATGGATTCATCGACATCCAGGCCTCTGGAGTTCACTATAGCCATTGGGATTGTCCTCCGTGGATATAAAAGAAGCCCAGACGGTTTCCCGCCAGGGCTTCCGGCTTCACAGGTTATTCGCGGACCTTGGCGGTCATGGACTTCAAGTCGAGAAGCGGCATGGATCCCTGGCCTCCCCAGAAGGTCGGCAAGACCCCATTCCACTTGTCCAAAGCCTTGTCCTGGATGATCAGCGAGGTCAACGTGGACATGCGGAGGCGCTGGGACTCAGCGGCACCTTTGGCCTTGTTGATCTCGGCTTGGGCATCCTGGGCGGCCTGATCGGCTTCGTATTTGGCCTGCTTTGCCCGTTGTTCCGCCACCTGCTTGGCTTCGATGGCCTTGTTGAACTCCGGACTGAAGTCCAAGTTGACGATGTTCAACTCGTCGACCAGAATGCCGTACTTTTTCAGCCGGGTCTTGAATGACACGTCGATGGACTCCTTGAGCGTCAAACGCTTCGACACGACTTCCTCGGCGGTAAGCTGTGCCGTGGAGGCCTTGACGACTTCGTTGAGCGCGGGGGCCATGACATTGCCCAAGATGGCGTCTTCATCACCGGTGCGTTCGAAGATCTCCTTGACCATTTCGGGATCCGGGTGCCAGTTCACGACCACCTTGGTGGTGACCGTCTGCAGGTCCTTCGATACCGCCTCGGCGGCGATCTCAGCAGCCATGACGCGGCAGTTGAACTTTTTCACGCCGGTGACAACCGGACACTTGAAGTTCAACCCGGGTTGCATGACCTCGCCGGTGATCTTACCGAAATGCGTGACGACTCCGCGTTGCCCGGGGCCGATGACCACCCAGGACCCCAACGCTACGAACAGACCGGCGATCAGAATGACCACCCCCAGCGTACCGACGATGAAACCCTTTGCCTCGTCCATCTGTTGTCCTCCTTGTGATTGCTCGGGAAGATTTTCGGCAACCCGAGTACGTCGCTTTGCCATGTACAACCCCTTAGCCAGAGATGATTTTATCGGCTCAGTACTTCTTGATCACGATCCCGCGTTTACCGGGCTCCCCGGACACGGAGGGCACCGAGATCTCCCGAACTTCGACGCCCTTTAGGCAGTCGTAATGCGTGCCATCGGCTGCGGTGAAGTTCAACCCGCATTCCGACTTACTCAACAACAGCCGGGTATGTGATCCCGCATAGGTCACCGGGGCATGGCCATCCCAGGTCAGCACGCAGGCGGTCTCACACCCCGTCCGGGACTTCTGAATGAGTGCGGCGAACTTCGGCAACGCCAGTGCGGCGAGAATCCCTATGATAGCCACCACGATCATCAACTCGATCACCGTGAAACCCTTCTGATTGGCTCGAATCATCCCACCCTCCTTCTGGATACTCCAACACAAACATTGTACCACGACATCGGCCCGAAGTCAATAACTATTTTAACCGGTGTCGGAGTCTACGTTGTGCGGCTTCTTTCAGGTTTTGCACGTGTTTTTTATCCGCGTTGGCCTGGATATCCTCTGATTTTTTTCCATTGCGTCCCCGGAGCCCGGAGCCCGATGCTTTGCCGAAAACCTTGAAAATCTCAGCACAGAATTTACAGGTACACATGAAAACATCTACCCCTTTTCCGCCGAATCCTTGTAGTTATAGATGGGTTTAAGGATTTCATCCACGGCAACCGTGGAGCCCAGGGCATACAGGATGTCCCGGGGATCCTTATAGGCTGCCGGGGCTTCATCAAGGGTCGACGGGGTTACCGTGGACGACCATACCGACGCCATGGATGCCCTGAAGGCTTCCAGTGTGATCTGTTTTTTGGCCTGGCTTCGACTCATGGTCCTTCCGGCGCCGTGTGGCGCGGAGTGGTTATGGTTTTCGGACCCCAGCCCGGTTCCCAGGACGGTGCCGAAAGCCATGTTCATCGGGATCACGACTTTCTGGCCCCGGTTGGCCTGTATGGCGCCCTTGCGGATGAGCTGATCTCCGCCGTCATCGATGTCGATGTAGTTGTGCACCGAGGAGATCATGTTTTCGCGGTCGTAGCCGGTATGCCCCAGGATTCCCGAGGTTTCCATTGACGACAAAATCAGGCGCACCATGAGCTCACGGCTGTAAACCGCGTATCGCTGTGCCAAACGCATGTCATCGAGATAATCGCTGCGGTCCCCACCCGTCAGAAACTCTTGCCCACGAACCCCGGGATTCTTTTCTGCGGCCTTCTTCTGGTGCCAAACGGCTATCTGATTTCCGTAATTCCGGCTCCCACTGTGCACCACAAGCCAAACCTTGCCTTGGGCATCCGCATCGAGCTCGATGAAATGATTGCCCCCGCCCAGAGTTCCGACTTTTTCCATGAATTGGTTATACGGTATCCCGGCATGGGTAACCAAGGGCATGATTTTCAACGCGTTGACCGCGTATCCAGGAAGGAGTTTCAGCGCTCGGTCGTCCTTGTGGCCATAAAACCCGGAAGGAATGGTTCGCTTCAGGTTTTGATCGAATCGTCGGAGTACGTCGTCGGTGAAATAGCCCCGGGGCTCGTTCAGCGGGTAAGCCACGACACCGCATCCGATGTCCACACCGATGAGATTCGGAACTATCTTGTCATTCATAGAGGCCGTGAACCCGATGACCGCGCCTTTACCGGCGTGGCAGTCGGCCTGGATGGCGATGTTCATGCCCTCAAAGGTGGGGTTGTTGGTTATTTCTAGGATCTGGGCGTACGTGGTGTCGTCCACGGTAGCCGCGAACACCTTGGCCTTATTATACTTCCCCTGTATGCAGAAACTCATGCATGCCCTCGCCTTCATGTCGGAACGGAATGCGTCACCGGCCCCATCGCCCATGGAGCCCTCCGGCCTTCCAATCTTTTTTGAACCTATGCCACTCCGGGACCGGCTTTTTTCTCACGGGCTCACCGGGATCGTTTTCCAGTGGGCACCAGCTATCCATGATCATTACGGTGAACCCGCCGATATGATACCTGGACTCACGGAAGATATCCAGGGGATCTAACACGAACATCTCAGACCGTCCGGGGTCCCAGGTTTGATCTCCGGTATCCGTTGATATCACTTCCTGGATTTCCGTGCAACTTTCTTGGGTTCTTTTTTTGCCCGGACCCTATAAGTCGGGGGTAACTCGGGCTGGCATTTCAACGGTGGGGCTTCACTGGAGTCCGTGGGTCGGAAATGCGCGTTGGGGTGTAGTGGGAGCAACCACTCCATCATGCAGAAATTCGCGCAGTCAATCAGGAACTCCGTGTTTCCCGTGCGCTCGTACTCCTCCCAGCGACGGAGGACATTGGCCTTGGTGTCGACGATATGGCGGTTTCCGGACCACGGGCCGTACTTGTGATACGAACACAGCATCCGGTTTTCCATCAACTTGGCAAACCTGGGGCTGAAATCCGAATTCTGATCATCTTTTACGAACATGCCTGCCTCCGCAATCCTGTGTTGGTGTTAAATGGAGTGCCCAGGTGGGATTGAACCACCGGCATACCGTTTAGAAGACGGTTACTCTGTCCAACTGAGTTATGGGCACCACTGATTTACGTCAACCCCAAGGCCGTCTTTATCTGTGATCGGGTGATCACAACCTGAGCAGCCGCGCCTTTTTGGTACGCGAGGGACAACAGGCGTCGAAGCCCTACGCTAATCTTTACTTCTTCGAGGCGGTGTCCCCAGCAGCTTCCCAGTCGAAGCCCTACGCTAATCTTTCCTTCTTCGAGGCGGTGTCCCCAGCAGCTTCCCATCTTATAACACACTGGGCGGAACACCTGGATCCCGCCTTTACTGTGTAGGATGTCCAGATCCTGGATCTTACCCATCCCCGGGCTCTTTACCAGCCGCAGCGTCTTATCCTTTGGCACCTTGGCCCTCCCGGGGGTCCTGGATATCGTCGAAAAGCACGGGAACCCTGGTTTGGAATTCCGTGAGCAGTGGCATTGCGATTTGCCTCATCTGTGGGTGCGCCTTGGGGTTGATGGCCCGCATCTTGAAAAAGTGACGCCATTCGCGCATGTTGGCCGTCATGACCACCTCGGTCTTCAAGGAGTTCGGCAGCACCGAACGCGCTTCTTGAGGTGTGGCGCCGATCTGCAGGAGATACATGTACTGCTGTTCGCACATCGACATGGCCACTTGCCACTGGCTGAACTGTTCCGAACCCGGAGCCCAGAATAGCGGGCGGATGACCGTGATCTCGTCGGCCTTGCCGTAATTGCAATACCTAGTGCTTTCCTGACAGTATGCCGCCAGGCGGTGCCGGACGATCTCGTGGCTCACCCCGCGATCGCAGATAAAGCGAACCGTGGCCCCGACGTGCTCGATAACGGCTTCATGGCCGGATCGCATGATGGTTTGAGCAAAGGATTTCGAGGAGTCCGGGGTGATCCGGGATTCGGATTTGTAGCACGTTCTTCCAGCCAGTTCGATGAGCTTCAGCACGGTTTCGCCGTCCGGCAAGGCCATGATCTCAAAACCTGGTTCAACGATTTTCATTTGCGGACTCCTCTTGGTTTTCTAAAGATTTTGAGTAGGCATCCAAACTGGCCTGGTACAGGGATACCGTTTTACCCCGAAGGGACAACATCTCGCGCTCCGCGTCGGACGCCTCGTGTCCCAGGAGGGCATACTCGTAATACCCCAAGGTCTCCGAATGGGAGCCCTGGATGCAGGACATCCCTACAAACGCCAGCACCAGTAAAATCAGGACGGACAACCCAATAGCGACCGACTCGGACCTAGAAAGGGTACCCACTGCGGCTCCTTGTTACGATTTCACGTATTCCAGAAACTCTTCGGCATCGTGTCTTTTACGAAAACGTTCAAAAGCCTGATTCTTCCAGGAATGCACGGATTGCTGGGTCACCCCGTGCTCCCCGGCCAGGGCTTCGTAGCTCTTCGGGGGCTTGTCGATACCGAAGAGCTCGATGACGATGTCGCCGTACCGTATCCTTGACAGTATATTTTTTAACTTGGTCTTTAGCTTTCTACCCGATTCGGAGTTCTCCAGGTCTTCAGATCTATCGGAAACCACCAGAGCACCCTCACAGCGTTCCCTGGACTCCCCGTCGGAATTCACCACGGTGGTATTGCAGTACGAGGTCTTCATTGTTGCCAGGAGAGCCCGTACGGGCTGGTGCTGGTACTTATCCCCGAAAGACTCGACCACCTGGTCATCGCTTAGGGTCTCGCCATCGATGTACTTCATGAACCTCAGTTTATGCCTTAGGCTGTTTGCCGCCGTCCCGAGGTTTATGGGCAACCTCACGACCCCCGTGGACTCGTTGAATCCCTTCAAAATGTGCTTCTTGATGAAGAACTTGGCGTACGTGCTGAACTTAGATCCACCGACATGATCGGGATTCCAGGTCCTCGCGGCCTCTACCAACCCCAGGTTTCCGCATGAAATCAGGTCTTCGTAGCTCAACCCGCGCCCACGGTAGGGCTTGGCATAAAAGGGCACGAAACCCAGATTGCCTTCGATCAACTTACCCCGGGCGTCTTCATCCCCGGCCCTGCTTAGCCTTCCCAGCTCACGTTCCCGTTCCGGGGTAAGCCTAGGAGTTCGGTGTATGGCGTCGAAATACCCCTGCAGTTCGTGTTCCTCGTACATGGTGGAGTCTTTCTTACTCGAGTTCGGTTTTTCCGCTGGCCAAGTCAAGGGCATACTCGAGCCCCGTGGCGATCATTTTCAAGTCCTGGGCGTCGCTGTACTCCCCGGAACCCGCAGCCACGGCCTCGTCTTCTCGTACCTCGTTTATTTCGGCCTTCAACAAGCGCTGAAACCTACGCATGGTCATCTCAGATGTCTTTTTCATCCCATTCCCGGCCTTCCGGACTGCACGTTACCAACCATCCCAGGTAACGCGGGGGTCCGTCGTTAAGATGTTGGAAACGTTGGAAATCTACGCCACTGTCGTCAGGGCTGCCGATGGAGCCCACGGCGGCATCCAGCTCGTCTTTGGTATCGAATAAGAAAAAGCCGAAGCCGTTGGACAACGTGGGGAAATTTTCTGGGTTAGACAAAAAAGGTATTTTGGCCAGCACGTCCGGCCGCAACAGGGGTTGGTTGTTAAAACTCAGGTAAAGTCCCCATTTTTCGGTATCCAGGCACATCTTACACAGGATCGAGGATTCCGGTATGCCGGTCAACGAACTTCGGTACAACCAATCCACGTGCTCCACGGATTCCGCGATTACTGGTCTCAAAATCGACCGCCTTACTTCGAAGTCACGGAGTTCAACATCCGGATAAGCGCGGTGTATTCAGGATTGAAGATGCAGTGCACGGCGCTACTAAGATACCCAGCCAGTACTGCCAGGGATAGGCCCCCCGCAAGCACGGGGAGCAAAACCAAAGGGGCCCCGTCCTTCATGGCCAGCCCCACCCACCATTTTGCCGTGGCGATGCAGGCGATCAGCACGCCCAGGGCCAGAATACACAGGCCCCCAGAAAGCATGCCGTCAAGGAAGACATCTTTTACGGCAAGCCGGTATTCGTGTTCCGCGTCCTCCCCGAGCCTCTCGGCCAGCGGAGTCAAGACTTCTTTGATCTTTGCCAGGGTTTCCCCTACGGATTTCGGATCCAACGCCATGTCCACGTCCTCCCGTACTATTTGTACATCGCGATGTTACTTCTCCGACGCCTGACTCCACTGAATGCTTTCAAGATACGCGGTGACCCTGGCATCGGCAACCTGGGCTTCCCTGGATTTACGCTTTGACTTCACCGCAGGCACCACGATCCCGTGTACTGCGGATAAATGGGCCAGGTTGTCCATGTTGGGGTCCAGTCCGGTGATCTTGATCTTCTTATTGCACAGTAAGCAGATATGCGTGGGCTTCATTCCATGCTCCCGTTGGTGTAGGATACCTCATTAAATCGCAGGGGCTACTCAAAGACCGGGGATCGAACCCAGCGTCTCCCGGTACCATCCGGGGCTCTACCAGTTGAGCTACACCGCCCTCCGCCTGGCCATCGCGGCGACGTAGAGGTCTCCCCTGCCATCTAATCAGCTATCGTACCCCAATGGCTCACGGGTAGACGTCCGTATGGCGGTCATCAAGAGACCTGCCAAACCAGGCGACTGGCGCCTGGTATTTACGGGGGGCCTCAGACCCCCTACAGTAAGGAATTGAATCCCGAGAGATTTCTCTCCCCATAGGGCTTCGTATCCCGTACTGACTTCACGGTACTTGTCTTACGTCCCCCGTCAGACATCGGTGGGTTCAGGTGAAGACAGGGCTTGGGGCGGGGCTTGTAACCCGCTGGGTACGGCTCTCAGTTAAGAGGCCACCGTATCCGGGCCTTCAGAAGGCAATCCCGTGTGTCTTCGGTACCAACCCGGGACTCTGAAATCCCGTTGTCCTAGGTCTTTAGACTTCCTGACCACCACACCGCCCAAGCCCGGTCTCCATCTGATAAAGCATTGTACCACAGCTGGCCCCGGATGTCAAGGCCTTATGCGATCCAACCCTCTTTTGAAGTCAGAACTCCTTGCTTTGCGACGACGATCTACGGCGTCCCCCAGCATGTCGGAGGGCCACAGGTAATCATAGCCTTCGCAGGCCATCTCGGCAATGTGTATGGGGTTATCGTAGTAAAGTTCGTCAGCCTTACTGGACTTCTTTTCCTTGAAACCCTTTGGTATCACCACGTACTCCTAAAAAATGTACTGGGTGCCAGTCATCACATCACCAACTTCCTTGACTGCTGAAATCGGAAGTTTCGCCGTCTCAACCAACGTGCCTACGATTGCTCCAAAAAGTCCCATCCCAATCCTCCTAGTCTCCCTGGTGGTCACGGTAACGGAGCCGACGCATGTAGTTTAATCTTCAGGTAAAGTATTAAGTAGTTCGTCAAACTTAATTTGCAAATTGTGGATAAAGTCAAGTTCAGCATTTACGTTGAGTTCGATTCGCCTCAAACACAAATCTTGATTGTGGTTCTCTATTCTATAAGCCAGTCTAATCAATTCTCCTCTAAACTCTAAAAATTGTTGCTTGCTCATCGTTTCTGCTCCTTCTTTACTGGGATGGCTTTCGGTATGAACTCAAGGCACTTGATGGCGCGGCAATGCCCTTCGTAATCGTCCCCGTGGCATGGCCCCTTTAGAGCGCACTTGAAACAGTTACACGTCGGCCACTTGTTGCTATTCATTGAGTCCCCTTTGTCCTTAGCTCCGAGATGTAGTGGGTGCCGCTATTTCAAGACGGCGTACATGCGCATGTCCCTGCTGTCCGGCACGTTCGCTGGTTTATAGCTGTTCCACTAGGCACTACGCGCCTAGCTACTACAGCATCCATTAGGGCGTGTCCTTCCACGCCGACCCACTACACCCCGCAACTCAGGGTTGCGGTTACTTCTGTCCAATGACCAATAGGCTCAACTCATCGGCCCTGTCACAAAGAGCCGCCCTGCTACGGGCTTTCCCAAGACTCTCCGCCATTCGGAACCGCTTCCTTTGCTTGGCCCACTTCACAGCCGACTCATAAACCATTGTCTTTTTATCTTTTGCCACCACGTCCTCCTGGCCCCTTGGTGCGTGGGTCATCTTTTACCGCCACGCCACATCTGCGCTTCGTAATCACGTGCACAGTTCAATAACCGAGCCACTTCTTTTCGTTGTTCATGTTTCATTCCCGGCATACACGCAAACTCTTGACCTTCGGGGCCTACGATATACTCAAGTTCCGGCGCCGAATAGTAGTCTCCTGTTGCCTTGCGTGCCATCGACCGATTCCTTTGCTGTAGTCCCGTCTCGGAAGTGGTCAAATACCAGCCTTCTAAGACGGGGAGTCCTTTTCTTTAGGTCTCGTCGTTGTACGGGTAGTACGCGGCACAGTCATCCTGAGCGAGGACCAGGCCTTTCGAGCACTCCTCGTCTTTGTAATGCTCACAGGTTTCGCAGATCTCGTTCATCACACTGGCCTTCCTTGGCTGTATTCGTTTTTCCAGAGGAACTCAGTATTTTTTCATCACAAATCCTCGCAACATGGTAAACATTTCGGTTGAACAACGACATCGCCGCACAGGCAGGGCTCACCGCAGTATATCGAAGGGTCGTGGGGTACCGCACACCGACACCTAACCACGCCATCCGGTGTACGGCACTGCCGGAGTTTATCCGCCATAGTGCACCTGACTTGAAATCGGCTTGTATTCCCCATCAGGCCCTACCGATAGTCTTGATGCTACTTATGCACCCCCTGGGGATGCACTGCAGGCCGCCCCAATCCTGATCCGTGCTGTGGTCGGTGGCGATGTACAGGTACCTGCGGTCCTTGTGTACCAGAAATCCCACCGAAGTCGCCACGGCGGGTTTCTTCTCAACGGAATATTCCAAGCCTCCATCGGTCCAACCGGCAAACTGTGTGATGTCTTCCCACTGCACCACGACAATGGTCCTCTTATCGGACATCACGGCCTCCGTGTATTTGGTGCACTTGCCTGGATTCGAACCCGGGGCCTCCGCAATGTCAGTGCGGTGCTCTAATCCGCTGAGCTACAAGTGCCCACGACCATCAAAGAAAAGGACCTGGAGAGTGTGCCGAAAAGGTGGCCAGTTATTCCCGGGCAGGGGCCACTCCACGCGACGGCTGAGCCGTTTCGCCAGCTTTCGCTGGGTAATCAGGCGTTTAAAACCGAAACCCGGCCAGATGTGTCCTGTCATCGGCACCGGACACCCACGCTCCAAATCCTCTTCTTAAATGGTGCACTCCCCTGGGATCGAACCAGGAACAGGTCGATTATCGATCGACTCCTCTAACCAGTTGAGGTAGGAGTGCGTATGGTCGGTTAGGCAGGGATCGAACCTGCGTTAACTTGGTCCCAAACCAAGTGCCTGGCCGCTAGGCTACTAACCGTTTAAACACTGGTTCCGAGTCAGGGGGTCGAACCCCGGCCACCGGCGCCAAAGGCCGGTGTCCTACCACTAGACGAACTCGGAGTACTGGATCCAGGACCTGGATTCGAACCAGGGTTGGCGAGGTCAGAGCTCGCCGTCCTACCACTAGACGATCCTGGAATACGTCGTAACGGGGCTCCCACGCGGTGTGGGTCTCGAACCCACCCCTTGCGCAGATTTTGCGCACGTGCCACCTGCAACACCTACCCAGCCGGGAGCCAGAATTACATCGCCGGAGTCTGCGGGGCACGCGGCTTACGGGCTCTCCGGGCATAGGCTTTCCAATCCCGGATGGCCGTCATGACGTCCTTCTTGTTGGCCTTTGTCATGGAGAACCGGGCAGCGCTGAGAATTCGGCCCAACGTCATGACCTTGGCCTTGTTCTCGTTGAACTTATCCGGTGGGCGACAGATGCTTCGCGCCGTGCCGATCAGGTTGTCATTGACGAACAACCCGCATTCCAAAACCTTGCGAACGCGGAGCTCCCGGGTACCGCGAACCGAGACCTCGACCGGGCCGTCGGTACGGTTGTACACCACTCGGAATACGTTGTCATCACAAGGGATGAGGTATTCCGCAGACCTTCCGTTCACACAGCCGTTATCGCCTTTCGTCATCACACACCTCTTTTATTTTTGGAGCGGGTGGGGGGAATCGAACCCCCATGGCCGGTTTGGAAGACCGGAACTCTACCGTTGAGCTACACCCGCCTCTTACTTCATTGGAGGTCCACCCCGGACTTGAACCGAGCTCTGAGGTTTACAGGACCCCTGCATCGCCTTCTATGCTTGTGGACCTACATTCAATCGTCCAAATCGTCAAGAATTCGTTGAGCCTTGGCTTTCAACTCCGTGGGCTCCCCGTCGATCATGTCTTTTACAACGGCGCCGGGGAGCGTAAGAATCTCCAGCGGGGCGTCAAACAGGGCATCGAAAAGTCCCATTTCAGTTTACCTTTCTTCTCAGAAGCGTACCTGGGGTACACCTTTGGGCACCAATCTAAACCAAATTGGTGGACCCGGGTGGTTTCGAACCACCGACTCTTCGGTTAAAAGCCGAAAGCTCTAACCACTGAGCTACGGGTCCATCGCCAGCAGTGTAACACGAATACAGCCCGGTGTCAAGCCTAAACCGAAGAGAATGGTGGGCCCGGCTGGAATCGAACCAGCGACCTCGCGCTTAAGAGGCGCATGCTCTAACCAACTGAGCTACGGACCCCAGTTTTAGGCAGTGGCTACGGATGCCACTAGTGCTTCCTTCAAGACGTCTTCGCGGCTCAACCCACACTTTTCGCAGATGATCGACGGCGTCTCGGTCCTAGACATCAAGATAAAACGATTGTCATTTTCGGACTTTGTCGTCTGCTCGACTTGGCATCCGATCCCTACCAAACGGTGACCGTTATCACAACTTTTCTTAGCCATAAGGCCTCCCCATCGATTTCGAACATCGAGTTAATGGTGGCTGCGCGTGGGATCGAACCACGGACGCCCACGGCTTCAACGTGGCGCTCTACCGCTGAGCTACACAGCCATAATTGGTGGCGGTGGGGACTTCACGCGTGCCCCCTCGTAACTTATGGCCCAGCCATGACTCTGGACCGCCATTACTTACGCTCGGACATACCGAACACCGCCGTTTGGCAGGCAAGGCAGGAGTTGAACCTGCAACCCCCGGTTTTGGAGACCGGTGCTCTAGCCAGTTGAGCTACTTGCCTGTTTCAAAACCTCGAGCGAGTAGAAAATCCTCCCGCTGCTCCGGGATCACCGTTACCTTGAACATCCCGTCTCCCAGGACCAGGTTGGTTATCTCAATCTTCGCCATCAGGCGCCCCGGGTCGCGATGTGTAGAAAAACGCTGGGATGTCAGGACCTCGCTCAGCATTTCTCTGTATCCGCCTTCGGACATCCGGATCTCCGTGAATTCCATAAACGCGGATTCTCCGATGATACGCTTCAGGTATGCCAGGGCTTCTTGAATTCTATCCGCATAAGTTCTCAAGACACGTCCTTTCCGATAAAAATGGTAACCCCGGAGGGACTCGAACCCCCGACCTCTTCCTATGGAAGCACTCTACCACGTCGAACTAAAAAGAAGCACACACTTCGGATTTGTACCGAAATCGATGGTTGTATACGCCACCGCTCTGGCATTGAGCTAGTATGTGATCTCTTATCGTCAACTCTGAGCTACAGGGCTATTTGGTGGACCGAGAGGGGATCGAACCCACGACCACTGGCTTGCAAAGCCAGCGCTCTCCCAGCTGAGCTATCGGCCCACATTCTTCTAATAAATGGCGGTCCGTGCGGGATTCGAACCCGCGTTAATCGGTCGACAACCGACCGTTCTAACCACTGAACTAACGGACCTGTCACATCCGTGTACTGATTGGCGGAGAGCGAGGGGTTCGAACCCCCATGCCGTGTTACGGGCTCCGGTTTAGCAAACCGGCGTGTCTACCAGTTTCACCAGCTCTCCATAACGGCACTCCGGGGTGAGCGGAGGGATTTGAACCCTCGATGTCGGGACCACAACCCGATGCTTTAGACCGGACTAAGCTACACCCACACCGCAGTGTCTTTAAAACATGGTGGACGGGGCAGGACTCGAACCTGCGGAGCCCGAAGGCGGAGCGTTTACAGCGCCCTGCAATAGCCGCTATGCGACCCATCCAAATGGTGCGCCCGGAAGGACTCGAACCCTCGCCTCGTGGTTCGTAGCCACGCGCTCTTCCAACTGGGCTACGGGCGCAGATAAAAATGGCTGGCCGTCCAGGACTCGAACCTGGGACCCGCTGATTAACAATCAGCTGCTCCACCAGCTGAGCTAACGGCCAACATGTCGAAGGACCCTACCATCCCACGACCGGCGCTATCCCTAGCCGTGGGGTTCACTGCGCTTACACACAGGAACCCTGACTACGCCGTCCGTTACACCCCCACCGAACCGAGCAACCCCGGCTCATCAGCGGGGACGTCTCAATCAATAGGAAAGAATCTGAGGTCGGGTTTAAGGTCCGACTTCCTACCCGGGCTGCTCCAACGCTCTACCAGCACCATCACGCGGAACCCGATAGGTTCTGGGGATGCACGCCGTGCGTGTCTTTTGTTAACCACCTATCGTGTGGTAACCACGCCGCCCAGATTCCATCCTACTCCTATATTCTACCACGAAACTACCCCGCAGTCAAGGGTAATCTCTCTTGACGAAGCCTACCCCTCTGGGCCTCAGTTTTCACGCCGACACTATACCACACCGGCACCCCGGTGGCAACTTCAATCCGTGAAGCCGACAAAATCGTTAAATTTTAGCCTTTCATAGACTATTTTAGGAGTGCCTTCTTGGACATCACTTTCAAAGACCGCGAAGAATTCGAACGCTTTGCGGATACCAATCCCAGCGCTCCGTGGAAATTCTTCCTTCCCTTCGATTCCGAGTGCATTCAGAAGTCCTTGACGTCCAAGGAAAACGATGGCGATGACCAGAGCTGGAAAATTGGGGGTCTGGCCTCCAGCAATGAGGAGGACCTGGAAAACGAAATCGTGGTCCCCTCGGGAATCGAGACCTCCTATTTCTTGAAGTGGGGCTGGTTCAACAGCGAACACAAAAAAGGCGCCGCGTTTAAAGTCGGAATCCCAACTGCGGCCAACCTGACCCGCGAGGGCCTGGAAGTCCGTGGCTATCTCCTCAAGGACATGCCCGAAGCCCAGGGCATTTACACCCTGATGAAAACCCTGGCCAAGGGAAAACACGACCGTCGCGTCGGGTTTTCCATAGAGGGAAAAACAATTCTTCAGGAAGGGAAGCGGATCCTGAAATCCTTCTTGATTGACGTCGCGATAACCGCGAATCCGGTTAACACGACAACGTACGCCGATCTGGTCAAGTCTCTAAAGACATGCGCAATGGATAAATCCTTGCAGTCCATGAACGAGCCCCAGGTGGACAAAACCGTGATGGCCGGTCATTCGGTTTCAGGTCAAGAAGGCGGAGACGCCCTGCGTGTTCAGGACCTCGAACGCAAGCTGAAAATACTTACCAACAAAGGGCTTTCCGAAGACGAGGCTCTAGAATACGTTGTGCTTAAAACCGGCGTGGACAAAACACTGGCAGCCCATGTTTTGAAGTACTCCGACATGTTGAAGAAACTTCGGAGGGCTTGACCCCGGTGTCGTGTTAAGTAGAAAAATCATTAAATTTTAGCATAGGGTGATTCATCACCAACGCAGTGCAGAAAGATTTACCGAATAATTTCGGAACCCCCGCAAGGAGCAGCTCAAATGGCAGACCCGAAAAAGTCGTTCAGCGCAGAGGACCTAGACGCCGCCATGCGCCAGATCGAGAAGTCTATCTCGGAGACCGCTGTGGTCGTTGAGAAGAGCGTGGACAAGCGTGCGATGGGTGGGGCAGTCGAGAGCCAGGTCGGAGAGATCTCCGGAGCCGGTGATGACCGTACCGGGCTTCCCAAGGTTGGGGACGGTACCCGCGAGGTCAGCAAGCTCCAGGGAAACTTCGCCGAACGCTACCCCATGGATTCCCCGAAGGCCGAGGGCGATGCCCTGGCAGCCGCTAAGGCGGATTCGGCGAAGCCCGTGGAGCGCGACAAGGAACCCGTGAACAAATCAACCGAAGCCCCGGCGGAACCCGGGGAGACCGAAAAGGCCGTCGATAAGGAAAAGAAGGACGAGGAGTCCTCAAAGCCGCCTTTCCTGAAGTCAGCGGACAGCGATGACGAAGGCGAAGACGGAAAAGACGATGGCAAGGTGGAGAAGTCCATCCGCTTGATCAAGAGCGCCGCCAAGCACCTCAGCAAGGCCTATGAAGGCGGGTCCGATGGTGAGTTGACCACTGCGGGAAACCGTTTGGTGGCCGCCAAGCAGAACTTGCTGAAATCGATCGCCTCGGGAGAGAACGTTCCCGCCGAGTTGGTCAAGAGCTTGGATAACGCCTCGGCGTGCTATGGCGAGGCCCTGGCCGCATTCGATAACGATGACATCAACGCGCACTGCAAGGCCGTTGAGGACTCCCAGAGCTACATGCTCAAAGCCCTCAATGCCTACGAAGTCAAGACGCCCGTCGTGAAGTCGATCTCCTCTGTCAAGTTCACCCACAAGGACGGCCGGGTGTACGCCGAGATGACCGAGGAGCAGTACGGCCAGGTCGAAAAAGCCTTGACCGCCAAGGGGCTCTACAAGTCCTTCTTGAGCTCGATGCCCCGGGCTGAGCAGAAAACCATCGATGCCACCCCCATCCTTAAGAGCCTGGTCGATGGTCTGAAAACGTCCTTCGATAGCCTGCAGGACAACCTGCAGTCCAAGGAGTCCGGTGACCGGGAGTTCAAGAAGAGCGTGGTAGGTGCCCTCGAGGTGTTCGCGAAGTCGAACAAGCAACTCCTTGCCGATGTCGAGGCGCTGAAGAGCACCCCGAATGTCCGCAAGTCCGTTGTCACGATGGTGCCCTCCCCGTTGGGAGCCGAGAACAAGCCAGCGATTTCCAAGGGTTTGGTGACCGAGATCCTTGAAAAAGGCATGCAGAAAAAGATCTGTGGAATGAAGGAGCTGTTGGCGTGGGATGTGGACAAGGATCTTACCCCCGAGATCCCCCAGAAATACGTTGATCTCTGTGAGCGCATCCAACGCAGCTAAGCCGGGGAGTCGTAACCGAAGTAACAGGCTTTGATAACCAAGCAGCCTAAATCAAGGAGGAAGCAAATGCCGGGAATCAATTCGATGTTCAAAGGGATGGACGAGGGATTCGGTAACGCCTCCGTCGCCCACCTCGACGATCTCCGAAAGGCCCTGTCGGCTGGCTATCAGGTCTCGAGCCAGACCGGTGGTGGGTCACTCCGAGTGCAAAGCTTGGAGTCCAGCCTGAAGGTGTTGACCAACACCGAAAAGAACTACGTGTTCTGGCAGGACGTGGAGAAAAAGGCTGCGTACTCGACGGTCGAAGAGTACAACACCTTGGAGAACTACGGCCCTGACAACGGCGGGTTCAACTTCGAGGGCGTGACCCCCGAGCAGGACGACACCAGCTACAAGCGTAACGTGGCGTTGGTGAAGTTCCTGGGTACGACTCGCAGCGTCTCCCACCCGATGACCTTGGTGCGCCCCGCGCACGGTGAAGTCATTGCGTTGGAAAACAAGAACGGTATCCTCTGGATCCTCCGTCGCTTGGAAAGCGCGTTCTTCACGGGCAACTCGACGTTGATGTTCAACGGCGCCGAGGGTGCGGAGTTCAACGGCCTCAGCGCACAAATCGCGGCCACAAACGTCATCGACTGCTTCGGCAACCCGTTGTCCGAGGAGCTGGTCGAGGAAGGCGCCAACCTGGTTTCCGTCAACTTCGGAACCCCGACGCACCTCTTCTTGGCCAAGCGGGCCATGGCTGACTTCGGGAAGACGGTGTTCTCGAAGGAACGCTTCGCGCCGCAGCAAACCACGGTGAACGCCAACGGTGAGGTGGGCTATTTCATCCAGTCCATCAACACGCAGTCCGGCATCATCGGCTTGCGCCCCGACGTCTTCATCACCAACACCCCGGTGGTACCGGCAGTGGTATCGCCGAACGCCCCCAGCGCACCTGCCTCGGTCTCGTTGGCCAAGGTAGTCGACGGCGCCGGAGCGTTCTGGAAAGAGGGCGCGGGTGTCTACAAGTTCGCCGCAACCCTGGGTAACAACTACGGGGAATCGACGACTTGCGCGGCGCAGGCCGTAACGTTGGCCGCCAATGAGCTGACCAACACTGTGGCCGTCACCGTAACCCTCCCGGCGTCCTTCGGATCGATCCTTCCGCAGTACATCGGGCTCTACCGCACGCAACCCGGCGGTGAAATCCTTTACCGTGTGGCCCGCGTGGCGCTGACCACGCAGACCATCAACGGTACACAGGTCATCAATGACCGTGCCGTAGTCATGGCGAACACCAGCGAGGCCTATCTGGGTGAGATGAGCGATCAGGTCATCTCGTTCAAGCAATTGGCACCGCTGTTGAAGATGGACCTCGCCGTGGTCGGTCCGGCCTTCCGCTGGATGATCCTCTTGTACGGTGTGCTGATCCTCTATGCACCGGCCAAGTGGGTGAAGTACATCAACGTCGGAACCAGCTCAGCAATCGCTCAGATCTAACCGATCGGGCATAACCCCTGGGCCCCGGGAGAGAAATCTCCTGGGGCCTTTTTATTTTACACCCTACCGGCTTTCTGGATATAGGCTCATCGACAAGGCCATGTAAAACCCTTCGTTATAGGCCATGTTTAGATCCGCCAACTTATGGTAGATCTCCTCACGGGTCAGCCGAAACCCGCCAAAATCTAATGAGATGTTCTGACGGTAATTGGGTCCGCTTAGAAATAGCACCCGGGATCCCCAGCCATATCGGGGTCCGTACGGGCTGGTCGTGCGCTCCACGGATAGCCGGTAGGGCTTCAACCGCTCCCCGGCGTTTATTTTTCGACACCTACGGTATCCCTGATCAAGTGTTGGGGGCAAGGCAGTCCTCCAACTCCAAAAGTATTAAGCACTCCTCAAATACCATCCCCAAGTGTACTCGAGTAGCGGGATCCCTATCCGGCATGACCCTTAACATTACCGGCGCCAGCCGGACAAGAAAGTCGATATCGGACTCCCCGCTACCTCTTAATACGAACAGGTTGGCACCCAAAGCGTCCAATATTTTTGGAGTATCCAGGTATTGTCGGAAATAACTTGGCTGAGTTACCTGGAATTTTTTCCTGAGTTCCCCTATTTTTTGTCCCGTGGTCGCCATTTAAGACCCTCCTCCCATTGTCGCAAACACTCCAGGCACATACACTCCAGGACCCCCGGGTATACGTGCACCTGGATGACCCGGGAATCGTTGTGATATCCGAAGTAGCACAGCAGTCGTTGAAGATTCAAAGGGCGCATTGGACATTCCTCCAAAAATTATAGGTACTCACGGCGCCGTCGTGGCGTACATCTGGTAGCACGCCGAGGAATTCCATGCCGAGGAGTAATATGGGTTCGAACCCCCGCCGAGCCCTTCGCCCAGCAACCAATTCCACGTTCCGGAAAACACCCCGCAACCCCGGCTTAGAAAGCTATACGTACTCGTGGTCCTATAGGCAGTACAAGTCGGAGATCCGATTCCCAGAAAGAAAACCCCGGGATCCGTGGTGTGGCAGGTTCCATACGTCCCGGTAAGCAGGTAGTCACCCGGGGGAAGGCTGATCTCGGATACCGGCTTGGCATACCACTGCGCACTCCATACCGAGGTATTGGTGAACACACCCCAGCTAAATTCCATGTTATAAACCAGTGTAGCCGTTGCGGCCCCACGGGAGTAAACCCCGAGTTGAAAATTAACAGCACTGGGGATATTGAGGTCGTTCACCCCGGCGTAGAATCCGATTTCCTTCAATTCCGTAGCGGTGGCCACGGTAAACGGGATCGACACGGCCTCGTACATCCCAAGGGTGTATAAAGCGGATACGCTGGAGTCCCGGTTACCGTAAACCGTGACAAGCGTGGCCGTAGCAGTCGGGGTTCCCGTGGACGTGAATACCGGGGTTACGGTATGCGTTGGCGTGGCCGTGGCTGTCCGGCTTGGGGTCGACGTAAGGCTTGCGGTACCCGTGGGTGTTCGTGTTGCCGTGGCCACGGGAGCCTCAGGGGAGGCCGGGACGTCCTTTTTATGGCAGGCCGTACCAATAGTCAATACGGCCAGCAAGGCTGTCAGGGTTACCAGCGATTTCATTACTTTCATTTCGGATCCTCCCAGTGAATTAGATGCACAGCGTCTCAGTGATGGAATATGCCCTCGAACTTAACTCCCTTTAACCGGTCAATAATCTCTTCGGAGCTTACCGGAGAATATCTGTTCTCTCTCACATCCACACCGACGTCCAGGGATCTACCGATACCCGGAAGATTTCCGTGACTATGCCCGTAGCAGTGGTAAACGCCGTGGTGCTTGCTTGGCCATATCCGGTGGGAGTAGTGACTCACCCAGAATCTGCTGTCCCCGACGGTAACCATGTGGGTGTCGTGGACCGAAGCCCAGCGGAGTCTTCTTATCTTTCCCGGGATGTCATGGTTTCCTAGGACAAAGTGCTTGTTTCCCGGCAAGGCGTTAAACCAATATGCCATTTGTTTTTCAGAGCTTTTAAGCGCAAAATCACCAAGAAACCAGACCTCATCCCCGGGATTCACCTTGCGACGGTAATTTCGGATTATGAGCTCATCCATTCTGTTGTCGTTAAACGGCCGACCCAGGATGTCCCGGTAGTGCCCGAAATGGGGGTCAGCGGTGAAGAAGGTACTCATGGCTCAATCCTTGCGCTTACGCCTGCTGCGGAATACAGTCTCGTCCGTGCCAACTACGGTATACGACCACTGGGAATTCGCTTCAGCCAACAACTGCCCGAGTGCTAAGGCCCGCTCCAGGATGGTATTCGTACTGGCCGGGAATGGCGGGTACTGAATGAAACCGACCTCTACACCCGATTCCGCCCCTCCGGTGTATATGTAGTCGCAGGGCTTGAGGGTTACACAGGCCCCCACGCGAAGACAGAACTCCCGGCATACCTTTGCACAGACCTGGGGATCCCCGGCCACGTATACCGTAGCTCTGTAGCTGTCCAACGTCTCGGATCTCCAATCCGACAGTTCGTAAGTGCGGTGCTTTACGGCTTCGGGCATCTCTACCATCCTTTTTGCACCGTAACATGACGTATGTTATCGTGCATATCAAGTGTTAGTATCCGTCGAACCTACCCACATACTATCACGTTTTACCACCAATTGCAAGGAAATTTAATAAAAGGTCTAAATTTTAGGCTCTATATATAGCGTATCCCCGTCAAAGCGAGACCTGCGAATGACAGTCCCATACCCAATGCCTGGCATTCCTCAGCAACCCATACCCCCTCGAGAAATCCAGGCCCCGACGCCCAATGTTCAGAACTCGTCGATCCTGACGGCAAAGGATTTGAGGGATCGCTTCCTTTTCGGCATCAATTTAACCGCGCCCAACGGGCAAACGCTTTCCGATGACACCATTCAGTGGCATATCGATGCCGCCACGTCGGCCGTAGAGAATTACTTGCAAATCGACATCCGTCCCCGGTACTACGCCCAGGAACGCGTGGATTACATGCGCCAGGATTACTCCAATTGGGGGTATGCCAGGCTTAAACACGGCCCCATCATTCAAATCTATGAATTCCTGGTAATCTACCCGGATACCGGGAGCGTGGTCTCGTTGCCCTTGGAATGGCTGCAAACCGACGCCGTTGGGGAGTCCAGTGTTGTAAACATAATCCCCGGGGTAAATTCAATGGGTAACTTCATCATCGGGTTCGGGAACAGCATCCTCCCCTTGGTGTTCAGCACAGCGGATTACCTTCCCGATTTATTCAAGGTGTCGTACAAGGCCGGATTTCCGGCCAACAAGGTTCCGGAAGCCTTTTTGAGTGTGATCGCCAAGAAGGCGGTCATCGATATACTCATCCAGATATCCAACAGCTACTTGGTGAACGGTGCCATCGAACAGCAATTGGGGATCGACGGGAATTTCGAGCGCGTAACCACGATCCCCTTCCTGTACGAAAAGCAGATCGAGCTGTACCGCAAGCAATACGCCGAGGAGATTAGCGAACTACGTAGCCGTTACCAGGGGATCAAAATGGTGGTGGCTTGAAATGGCCCCTCCGGCACCTCTCTCGCTTTCTTTCACCCAGAACACCTTGGGTCAGATCGTGTTGTCCTGGTTTGCCTCCCCCGGCAGTACGGGGTATAACCTATATACCCGAAACAATATAGCCGATGGATTTCTAACCCCGGTAAACCCTGTGGCGATCACAGCGACGTCATTTCTGGACCCCGGATTCGTCCCCAACTCCGTGGCGTACTATAATGTAACCGCCATCGATGGCACCGGGGAGTCTCTGCCTTCCTCAACGCTTATGGTCGGCCAGTCCAACAGCCAGACCGTACCCAAGGTGGATTTCCATCAGACCAAATTCAGCAAGTTCATCGAAGAAAAGGGCTACCGCATGCGCTTGGACTCCGCGTTGGCCTGCCCGTGTAACCGGGCTTCGATGAAAACCACGGACTCCTCGGATATCGACTGCCCGTTGTGCAACAACAAGCACTACATCTACACCTACGCCGGGCAGCTACCTGCCCTGATCTCCAACATGACCCAGGATAGCAATTTGGAGCAGTCCGGTCAGTGGCTGAATGGCACCTACAAAATAACCACTCGGCCCCAGAATCAACTCGGGCTGTACGACCGCTTGACATTCCTCGATGACAGCGTAAGCTTTACCGAAGCCGTGGTGCGGGCAGATACCGGATTGGTGGACCGCCTAAAATTCCCAGCCATAAGTTTTGACATGCCCATCGAAGACTTGGAAGGCGTGACCTATGTCCACGGCACGGACTTCAGTCTGAATTCCGATGGAAATATTGTCTGGGGTCTTTCGGTAAAATTCCCACCTCCCGGCAGGGCCTACGGTGTACGCTATCAGACCTACCGGAGACTGATTATTGTGGATTATCCCCACGTCCAGAGGGCGTCGTGGCTTGGCACCCCTCCGGTATATCAGCCCATGAGTTTGGCCTCCGTGGGAAAACTTGAATTCTTTATGGACTGAGTCATGATAGAGTTCACCACAGACGTCAGCGGATTCAGCCCTGAAAAACTTGACCAATGGATACTGGATCATTCCAGTGATGTTCTTGACGAAGTCGCTCAGGAAGCCGTGGCAAAATGGAGGGAGCTTGCCGAGGACTCCGGGCTAACGTCGACCAAAGATCTTTACCTAGAAGGAATCGGGGTTGTGCGAAAGCTATCCGCCACCCACGTTGAGATCGATCTAAAAGGGTTTCTGCCGAACGCGCTGGAAAGTGGTATCGGATCCTTTGATATGAAACCCGGGCTACTCAAAGGAAAAGATCACGTAGTTATACCGATAAAACACGCGGCGCCCGGGCAGGGGAAGGCGTTACGCCTCTCAGAACTTCCCGCCCAGGTGGCCAAGAAGGCCCAAGGTCTTCGGCGTGGGGAACGCTACAGCACCAAACTCGGTAAATCAAAATACGAGGGCATGCAGAAGGCCAAAAGGCAGTCCGGGGGGAGCTCGTACGTCCAATTTCGAACGGTATCCGTAAATTCCCCTTCGGATTCCTGGATCTACCCCGGGTTGGAGCCCTTAAACCTGGCCGAGAAAGTCCGCAAGCATATCGAGGATAATATGGACGACATCGTGCGTCGCGTGGAAAGAAAAGAGGACTGACATGCCAATCACCGCCCCAGAAGTTATTGTGGAGGGCCTGGTCATTTCCGGCCTAGGGAACATCGTGGCCACCGCAAGTGACTGCATACCACTCATCTTGTCCAATTTTCCCGAGGAGTATCAGGACGACGCCATCGCGTACCTGACCAGCGATAAATTCAAGGTTGAGACGCTTTTCGGCTATGCCTACGACCCCGCCTTTATTCCGGTGTTCAACATCGCGCTGTCCACGGAATCCGAAGGTACTTCGGGATCCAAGCAAATGTTCTTGGGGGATATTGTGAACAGGGCCGACCACAACCCCAATACCGAAAGTTTTGAGAAATACGGAAGCCTTTGGTCCTGCTCGGTGTCCATAATCCCCCGTTGTGAGAAACAGAAGCAGGCCCTGATCCTGTATACCCTGATCAAGTATATAATGTTAAAAAATAGAACCTATCTCGAAGCCAACGGCATACTGGCAACTAAATTCAGTGGCGGAGACTTGTCCTATGATGCCACCAAGCAGCCTGGTTTTGTGTTCAGCCGGGCATTCAAAATGGACTGTTTGGTGCTCAACACATATGACAAGGACATCACCGACGACGCCACCATCAAGACCGTTCTCGGCCAGCTTACCGAGCAGGTACGTGTATTGGAGGATGACGAAGACCTGGGGTTTATTGGTGGCTAACTCCCGATTTCTGTGACAACCAGGGCCTCTTCCAGATCCCCGGTGATCCCGAATTTCATAGGTACTACGGAAATGATTTTTTCCCCGTTTTCGTGAAGCTCGGTAATCGCGGTTTCCAGAAGTTTTTTTACCTGCCAATCCTGCAACACGCGACCAGCCTGTGGTGATTTCAGGGTCACGTAGTTATACGTAAGCATTTGGCTCACTTCTGGGCTCCTTTGGGTAAAAAACCTTAAATTTTAGCGTAAGATGAGATACAACGCTAATTTCAATCGAAAGGCCAATTTCGTGGCAACAACTAAGTCTATCAAAACGGCGCCACAAAGTCAAGACTTTAAAATCAGCGCCGCCATGTATGCCCAGATGGTCCCGATGAATGCATTCGAATCCCGCGTGTTCCTGAAACAGGCCAGCGCCTATGCCTCGGGATGTCGTAAATCCACGTCCGATTGGGCTGCTTTCCGTTTGAAGTGCAAGGCCGGAACGAAGTAACTCGTTAGCTTCGACTAAACAGGAGACGACATGACTCTGCAAGCCTACTTCAACGGAAAATCGTATACCCAGCCAAGCTCGGCCACGAAGATCGATTCGTCTGCCCTGAACCCCATCCAACTGGGTTACTCCGGAATCGCGGCTGTGGTAGGTACCTGCACCAAGGGAAAGCCCCTGGAGCCCATGATCTTTGCCGCCACCGGCAATCTCAAGACCGATTTGGGTGGTGGTAAGGCTTACGATGCCGCCCGGGCCTGCTTCTCGCCGACGTCCATGTTGGTCGAGGGTTCATCGGTCCGCCCCCAGTTCGTCTATGTCGTGCGAACCGACGACGCCACGCAGTCCAGCTACACCGCCAAGGAGAGTTCGGGAACCCTGGACTCCATGACGTTCACCTCCTCGGATTACGGTGCGCATACCAATTCGATTACGCTGAACATCAACACCACGTCAGCGGTTTTCGATACCCCCACGGCGGCTTGCCTACCCCCGGATGGCATTTCTCCACTGAACCTATCCCTGGTCGACGTCTACAACAACTTCACCGAATCCTACACAAACGTCGGGGCATCGTCATTGAAATTCAGCATCCAGTATACCGCAGGGGATAGCCCTTGCGTGGTGACGGTAAGTAACACGGGCATCGTAGCCACGTGCTCGTCTAAACCCGAGAACGACCTCAACATACCCTTCGCCACCTACGAAACGATTTCCCAAATTGTGGGATACATCGAGGGCCTCGGGCTTCCGTACACCGTGGCCAATGAATCCCCGGACGCCAGCGTGTTCAACGGAATGAATCTGGACTACTTTGTCAGCGGAGATGCCGTAGCGGCGGCTCTGGGATTCTACGCGGTCACACAGGCCATTGTGGACGCCGTAAACCCGGTTTCTGGGATCTGCCAGATAACCCTGGCTACCTCGAATCGCCCCCCGGTCCCGGTTTCCCCGGCGACCTCTACCACCGCAAATCTTCGCGGTGGCTCCACGGACAGCACTTACGACCAGGATCGCATCATGGCAGCGTTGGACGCACTGTCCACGGTCCGCATCAACTTCCTGTGCGGGACCTATGATGCCGATCCCGGGATCTCCGGACACGATGCCGGGGCAATCTTCGGGGCTTTCGTGGATAACATGCAAGGCCAGAACGAATGCCGTTGCCATCTCGGCTTGAGCCAAAACATCACCTACCCCGCAGCCAAAGCGTATGCTGCCAAGTTGAATACCTCGATGGTCAACCTGTGGTTCCAGGGTCCGATCATGCCCAACGACCAAGGCGTAACGACGACATACGATCCTTGGATGCAAGCCTCCTTGGCGTGTGGCATGCAGGCCGGTATGCCCGTGGGGTCCTCTTTCGTAATGAAATCTTTCAACGTCTACGGGTACTCCTACAATACGTCATCGGCAAACGGATTTGACATCGTCAACGATGCCGATGCCATCATTCAGTCCAGGCTGTCCCTGGTACGTTTCGACAAATCCACTTCTACTTGGAACTGCGTACGCGCCTTGTCATCGTATGTCAGCGACGGGAATTCGTTCCACATCGAGCCAGGAATCGAATCCGCCGTGAATTACGCCGTATATGAGATCCGAAAGGATATCGAAACCAAGTTCCTCGGTCAGCGCACGTTGTTCACCGAGGCCGGATCGGCAGCGGATTCCATCCAGCGTGAGCTCGTGGCATTTTCGGCTGCTTTGGAGGCCGAAGGGGTCATCCAAAAGGCGACCATCACGGTTAACAACCAAAAACGTACGCTTCCCGCACTGGTCATCGATAGCGTCACGATCACCGACGACACCGTTCGCCTACGCTATGGTATCCGTCCAGTAGGAACCATCAACTTCATCTTCCACACGGTATCCCTCAACGCTACCTCCCAGGTAGCCTAAGCCTAACACCCACAGGAGTCTAACATGGCGAACATGATCTATACCGGCGCCCGGGCCATTTTCAAACTTGCCGGGCAGTCCGTGGCAACGGCCACTGGAGTCGATGTGTCGTCCAACATCGCCTATGATCCCGTCCGTGTTCTGGACATGCTGGAAGTCTATGAGTTCGCGGAGACCCAGTACAACGCCTCGATGTCCTGCTCCACGGTAAAGATGATCGGGGCCTCGGCAACCCAGCTGGGATTTTTCCCACACGTCGATTTGATGTCCATCTTGCTCCAACCCGAACTCGTTGCCGAGCTGTACGACAACGTCACCCGTCAATTGGTGTGCGTAGTCGAGGGCGTAAAGCCGGAAAACAATACCTTCAGCGTAAATGCGGGTCAGGTAGTCGCCAACAACTTGACCTTCGTTTGCAAACGTGTCCGCGATGTCAGCGAGGCCAACCCCGCCACGACAGTAACTCCGTAATTCGACCCTCGAGTAAAAGCCGCAGTACCTTTCATCAAGGAAATACCTATGAATCCGGAAACCCTTGCAGTATCCCAGACTGCCGCCCAGACTCCCGCCGAAGACATCCTCGCGAACACCCGCAACCCTGAGATCAAAACCGACGAACCATCCCCTGAGCAGAAGGTGAACGATTCGTTAAAAGAATACCCGTTCATCCGTATGGCCAACGGGGTGTTCCACGTCGACCACGCCGAACTCCGCGCATATTTGAAGCCGGTCATCCTGAAGACCGGTAACCTGGTCAAGAGGGGTACAATCCTCGCCAATCTCAGTGGCGGTGCGGCAAATCTGGACCCGCAATCCCAGGGGTTGAACAGCTGCATAGCCACGGCCCAAGTCGGCTTCGAGGGAACACTTAAACTCGACCTCCTGAACGTCGAAGACACCGATCTACTGATGGGCCTCTACGTCGCGGTGGTGGCGTACAACAACTTTTTTCGAAAAACCCCTCTCGGTTTTACTCTGTGAGGCCCGCGAAGAGACAAAATCTTTCGGGTTCTGGTTTCGGCATAAGTACAACCTGACCCCAAAAGATCCTCGTTATTTGGAGATGACCCCGGAAGACATTCGTAAAGAATTTTTTGTTCACCAGCTCCTGGAAAATCCAAACTTCAAAGCCGAGGATCTGTATCGGGACACGACGGATGACGACAACTGGCAACAATCCCACGAAGACGCCTATATTAACGAAATGCTTAAACGTCAGTTCGAGGGAACGATTGAGCCGCCTAAAACTCCAAAGCAACTGGCCCAGGTGATACGTCCTACGGGAGAGAGCCCTATAGAAAGGGCGAGAAATAGGGTGACGGCGTCAATTAAAACCCCAATCAACTTATCACTGCCGCCTCTACTAAATTCGCAGTTCAGCGATTTCGAGGAAGTATACAGGGAGACTAATTCAGCTTAGTCTCCCTGTGTTTTAAGGAACACCGCCATGCCAGACATCTCACTGAAAATACAGACCCTGGGCGCGGAGCCCGCACTCCGTAGCGCTAAAGAAGTACAGGCTGTTATTCAGAACATGCAGAAGATGTCGAAAAAGTCTCCGTTTGGCGAAATGTCCACCAAGCAGGTCGCACAGGCCGAGAAGATGTTGTCCAAGTATAACCTCACGCAGTCAAAAGCCGTGAAGCTGGCAAAAGAACTAACGTCCACCATGGAGTCCTATAACAAGGCCCTGGCGGGTTCCAATGTAAACCTGCGCACCAAGGCCGGTAGAGAGACCGTCCGAAATATGGGCACGCTCCGTGACCGGGCCCTGGTTGGAAATATCCGAGATTTTACAACCCGAGGTGAGGGCCTGGGTGGTGGCGGTTTAGCCGGGGGTATGGCAAAAGGCGCTGGGTTTGGGTCCATGATGGCCGGGGGTTTGTTGGGCTCGGCGGCCATTATGATTGGAAAAGGCATTGTCTGGGGATTCAAGGACGCCAATAAACAACTACGTACGGCATCGGCGATCGCAGGGATCTCCAGGGGCAGTAACTCCGCCCTGATTGAAAACATTACGGGATTCAACTATGTGGGCACAAATCAGGCCGATTTTGCCCAACGGGCGGCAATGCTGGGCCACGGTGCGGATACCAAGAATAAATCCATGGAAGCCCTTCGAAACATGGTTTCCGCAGGCGCCACTCCGACGGCCAAGGGATTACTCGATGTCATGGCCATGCAGCAGATGGGCGTTGACATCGGGCAGTCCAGTGGTTTGGTAAAAACACAGGTAAGCGGGATGAATGCCTTGCTTACCGGAGGTAAAAACCAACAACCATCGGATTTGGTCAATTTCAGAAAGATTATGGCCGAGGCCACCACCCAGGGCATGTCCGGGGTGCGCTCCGGTGAATTTATTGAGGGCATAAATCAGATCGCCCAGGCCACTCAAAGAACGGCAAACGTTGTCGACGTCAATAAGGTCGGCGATGTTATGGCCGCTGCGGGACGCCTGGGAAGCCCGGCCTGGCAAGGGGCCCGGGGGGCGCAGAACCTGACAGGGATTTATGAGGCCATGCAGAACCCCGGCGCGGGGGTGGCGGGCAAGATGCTCATGATGCAGGCCGGTGGTTTTGGAACCTCGACACGCAGCGTCCTGCAAGCCAAGATGAACCTTGAAGCGGGCCTGACACCTGGCAATTTGGGAGGGTTATTGAGGCCGCTACGGGGCCATGGTCTTGCCGGATATGCTGCCCTTAACCAGATAACCAATGGTGCGATCTCCATGACCCAGGCCAAGGCCCTCATGGAGGGCGTGCGGCTAACCCCGGGCCAAAAAGAAGGCAAGGTAAAACCGTTCACCATCGAAGATTTCATGAACCCACAGAATCAGGCCGCGCAGGCCGCCCTGGGTGCTGCGAAATCAAACGAACGCGAACAAATCGATGTCTTGACCGAGCTGTATAAAAAGGGCGGTGCTGCCGCAATGGCGGACATCACCAAGCGTGAGATGGTGGCCACTCTAATGGACCCCCTGAATGCTATCGCAGCCGCTGTACAAAAAGACATCTTTGGGACAGACTACAGCAGCCCGTACACCGAGAGAGTAAAAAAAGATAACGAATTGGCCAGGATGACCGAAGCCCGGGCCAAGGGTAGCCGAACTCCCGCTGTTGTGGCCACCAGTGCCCGAGGCGGGGACCCCGCCGATGCCGCAGCTGTTGAGCGCGGAGGAACCGGGCAGCGTTGGAACACCAAAGATCCCTACTCCGTACAGAACACCCCAACACCAACCTCCGCATCGGCTGCTCCGCAGATTCCCGTGGGTGGCGGAAAACGATGACACAACTGCGATCCTACGCCCGGTTGACCTTTAGAACCAGCTCAGGAAATACATTCATAGTCGACGATTCCAACGAGTGTATATTATCGGTAAGCACGAGCAAGGACATATCGAATCCAAATGGTGTATTTGAGATCACCCTTAGCCCAAGAATACTTACACATTTGGCCTCCTATAACCTGCGGACCATAGGCGATATCATAAGCCCCTACGACGTGGTAAAGATAGACTTTAAGGTGGATGATTCCGGATATCATACCGAAATGATCGGTTTGGTTGCCCGGGCGTCTGTATCCCTAGATGTGGACGCCAACGGCGCCCCGAAACGAGTCATCCGTATCAGTGGATTCGACATGGGTATTGTTTTGAAGAATTTCAAGATTTACTTCAACCCGTTCATCTCAAACGCCGATCTTACAGCTTTTGCCGGAGAGATATATTTTGGACGGGATGGTAGGTTTTTTGTCGGCAATAGCCCAAAGGATTTCGTTCAAAATTTCGTAAGGCTTGCTTTAGACGGTACTAATTCGCGGTCCAATAAAGGCAAGGCCATGTCCCTTAAAGGCAATGGCCAAGTGTTTTATCCGCTAACACTGCCCGGTGGCCGAAAGATCTCGGATTATATGGATTTTGATAACGGCATATCCACGGCCTTTGATAAGCACACCATCATCGATCCTTTCTTTCTTTGCCAGATAAAGGAAAACACCGAGGTTTCGGTGTATGACATAGTCAAGTTTTATTCCGACGTACCCTACCACGAGGTATTCATGGATCTGCGCCGCCCGGAGAACCCGAATGACCCGGAATCCGTAAAGGCGGCCGAGGACACCCACTCCATCGACCCGCCCTCGCTTACCACCAAGACCGGGGCACAACCTTATGTGTTTAACATGCGCACGGTTCCGTTCAGCCGGGGCAATGATAAATCCCGGTGGGGAGGCCTTAATTTTCACCAGTTTTACCAAACCGATGTGCTACACATGGACGTCGCCGCTTCGGAGCAGAACATCTACAACTACTTCGACGTGGTCTGTGAAAGACAATCATTCGCACTCGGGGACATGCAGATGGCCTGGGTGTCGGACTCCAGTAGAACCAATAAAGGCGATATTCGATTTCCGATACAGGACCAAAACTCCGCCGATCGTTTTGGAATCAAGAGATTTCCTTACCACACGACGAAATATGTAGATTTCATCTCTCACCAAAATACGGTTCGTAGGGGTGGGTCTAAAGAAAAGGTGGTCGGTAAAAACAAGGATGATTCATTCTTTCAGATGACCCAGATACGGAGTCTGTGTAGACAACTGTTTCGCTGGTTTTCCCACGGTGAGTTGTTCGAGACCGGTATTATGACAGTTAAGGGTAGAGTTGGGGTTGGCCCAAAGGGGATGACCATGGGCTCGAAGCTCGTGGAGATGCTCCCCAACGGAACACCGTCCGGTAAAGAATTTTACGTGGAAAGCGTCATGCAGGATTACGCCCTCGGGCAATCCCTGAAAACAACCATGGCCGTAACTCGTGGGCATTACCCAGAAGATCATTACGGATATACGGATTTGTTGGGGTCTAAACCCGAGCAAAATGCCTCGCGTAAAAAAATAGCAGGTAGATTTACACTTGTGCGTGAGCGTGAGAAGGAGCTACATCTCGATCAGGCGAACAACTCGGGGTTTTTCAACCCCATAGATCCCGAAGATTTTCCGAACGGGGATCTGTCATATTCACAAGCCATTGAAACCGGGGTGGTATAATGCCACTCTACAGTCCGTTTGGAGACCGCCAATCCGCAGCAATCCATGACACCGGAGAATCCTCGGCTTTCGGGAATTCTCCCGGATATCTAGTTGCGGGCACCGTCTCCGGGATCACCTCTGTGGATCTACAGGACTCCCAGGGCAGGTTGCAAAACATACCAGGGACCTACCTGACATACACAGTCAAGCTAGCTCCTCGGGGGGTATTTATCCACGACGTCCCGGCAATGATGTCCGGTGGGCACACCCGGTGTAAAACCACAACCCTGGCCAGCAATGAACTTGGCCATCAAAATACCGAGGAGACCCCTTACGTCATCGGGCAGCCCGTGCTGGTGGGGTTCGTGAACGGAAGCAATTTCAACCCAGTAATCCTGGGACCCCTGGCTTGCCAACTCAACGCGGCTACCGTAAGCCCTGACGGGTCGGAGAACTTTCCCCTGGATCCCCAGACCTGTGGTACCAAGATATCCCTGGATCCGGCGACTGGCGCCAGTTCCGGAGACCACGTGTACCCTCAGAAGCAGGGTATATTCCAGGGCACCTCGTGGAAGATCGATAAAAATGGAAATCCAACCGTCAATATAAAGGCGAGTGGGAGGCTTAATGTACAGATAAATGGGGTTCCGTTTGTGACCATCGACGGGGCCTCGAACACCGTGGACCTGGGGGCAACGGCCGACCACGTTAACCTTGGAGAAGCCATCGAATCCACGGTGTTGGGTACCACACTGAAGGATTACTTAGCGGATTTCATCACCAACACGTTCAACAAACACACCCATGCCTCGTGTACCACCGCTGCCGGAGTTTCTCCTGCGGCCATCCCGTCTCCACCAACGCCTACGGGCACCGAACCCACAGATGCTATCCTTACGTCTGTTGTAAAGGTAAGCTGACATGTCAAACTATCCGATACCAAAAAGACAGGCTTCCGCCACTGCTCTGCCATTCGCTGGAAACAACTTCATGCAGGCCAGCTACTCCTTTGTGCTGACCACGGTTCACAATGGGAAGTCGGCAAAAGAAGAACTTACCCTGGTTGTAAACCCGGAAGATTTTAGACAGTCGGAATCCTCAACCTCCAACGTTGTACTCACCGCCGGGGACGTGTTCAGCGATACCTTCGGCCCTGGTTTGACTAAAATACAGATCTCCGGAACCTTTGGGCAACGACCAAGTGCGGGTTCCGGGTCCGGACAACTCGAGGTCATGCGCCTGCGCCAATTTTTCAGAAAGTATCTCGACGCGGTCAATCCAATCATCAATGATAACTACGTTTCCAGTGCGGGCGCCAAGCTTCAGTTTTTTAACCCAAAGGATAATGAATTCTGGGATATCGAAATCCCAGGGGATTATTTGGTAGTCATGCGGAGTAAAACCGCGCCCTTCATGTACAGGTACCAGTTGAGGTTCATCGGTATGACCCCGAGCTCACATGCCGGGGTTTACGATGGCCTACGGGTGTTGACCAATGTCGTAGATAGGGTTACTGACATCCAGGGAAATTTGGGAAAACTTCTGGGGGCAGACCTTATCGGCCAAGCTCAGAACATGTCCACCATGGCGGTATCCATAGGCCTTGGGGCGAGTTATATGCCCAACCAGGTTGTGGCCCCACTTACGAATCTATACAACTCGCTGACCAGTTTTGTTAACGGGGCCTCGAGTGTAATCAACTACCCCATGTTCAAACTTGACACCCTGACTGGTAGCCAGAAAGCCTTGAAGAAGTCGATATCGGACGCCAAGGCTCTCCACGACTACAACCTGGCTCACGGACTTGATGACGGATTCAAGTACTTCCCCGCAGCGGATAACTGGCTAAGCCAGGCCGTTGTCAATACGGCGTCATTGAAACTTTACGAGAGCGCCTTCTCTAAGGTTTATATTAAATCAGACTTCTATGATCAATCCAGCTCGTACCTAGCTACGGCAGAAAACTCAGACATATCCGATATCAAGGGTGTGACCTACGGTACCGTCAGTTCAGGAGATACCATCGAATCCCTGGCCCTTAGCGGTATGGGGGACTCCTCGCTTTGGAAAACTTTGGCCGAGTACAATAATTTGGCCTACCCGTACATATACATCACGGACCCCAATAACCCCTTGGATACCCAGCCCGAAAAGACTTTGGGGGTGGGTATGTCCATAGCCTTTCCTCAATTTGTCAGCAGTAATTCCGTTGGCATGGTGTTGGGTAAGACAGGGAACGGCCCGGGCTCCCTTACGTACACATTCGGGCGTGACTTGGTATTGGACGAAAACAATGACATCCTGTTCGACTCCGATGGGGAACTTGTGACCGTCGATGGGCTTGACAACCTCATCCAATCGATAAAACTACGTCTGGGTGTTTACGAGGGGGAGCTAATAAAGCACATCGATTACGGCCTCCCGAACCTTTTGGGCTACCGGTCCATGTCGTTTATCGTAGGTTACGCCACCAACGCATTAAAATCAACGATCATGGGGGACTCACGGATCAAAGATGTAACCAATATGCAGGTAAGCCTTCAGGATGACGTGCTGACCTATGCCTGTGAGGTAATACCTAATTTTGTGTCTATTCCGATAACGTTAGAGGGCACAATCGGCGGAAATGCCTAAGCGTATCGGCCAAAATACCTAAATCTTAGGGTATACCAGGAGCCCCGAATGTCTATTTACCCAACCCAACCCTTTGTGTCCCAGACCTACGACCAGATATTGCAAACCCTGGTCGCCTACATGGCGGCACAGTCTCAGGCCACCGACGCCAATGTTGGTGCCGTTGTTCGTACATTTTTTGAGGCCACGGCTTTGGTCCTGGACAACGCGTATTTCCAAATGATCAACGTGCGTAACGCGTATTATATCAATACCGCCACGGGAACCGACCTGGATCGCCGTGGTACGGATTACGGCCTACCCCGATACATTGACACCACGGCAGCCGTCAATCTGGACTTCAGTGGGTACGCGGGTACGGTTGTCCCCTCGGGTACCATTTGTTACGCCCCGGCAACCGATACCACGCCACAAATTAGTTTCATCACGCAATCCGATGCCATCATCGGAACCCAGTCGGCGTCCGCGCTGTGCCTGACCGAGGGCCTGGCAGGCAATGTTGACGCCGGGGCCATCACGGAAATCCAAAACAATCCAAATTCAACGCTGATCACTGGGGTAACCAACACAGCAAAGTCGTCCGGGGGCTACGATCAGGAATCCGATACCGCCTATCGGGAGCGAATAATCGCCTACCTGACCTCCCTGAGCCAGGGAACCGCAAACGCCATCCGTAGCGCGTTGTTAAACATTCCCGGGGCCGGGATAACCCAGGTGGACGTTCTTCAGGTAAATGCCAGCCCCACGGGGGGCTTTTCTTCTTCGGGCTATGCGCTGTTGTACACCTCCCCCTTCACCAACCAAAACACGGACCTTCAGGGGACCGTGTACAGCCCCACCGCACTGTACGGCGCCTACGCCACGGCGGGCGTTCTCCCAGCCAACACGTATAATAACTCAGGATCCCCTGCCGGAAGTACGGCAACGCTAACCGCAAACGCCAACGGGGTGCTGTATGTCGATGGTATCGAAGTCGTATCCAGTGACAGAGTTCTGGTAAATCACGAGGCCACGGCATCGCACAACGGAGTGTATTTCGTAGTGGACCCCGGGGATTCCACGCACCCGTACATCTTACAGCGTTCCAGCGATTTGAACACCGGGGATGAGTTTATCCTGTATAAAATCGTGATAACCGATGGCAATACCCAGGCCGGTACGTATATGCAAGTCACCCAGCCCCCGTTTACCGTTGGGTCGTCAAGTGCGGTTTTCAGCATCCTACATGACTGCGACTTGGCCACTACCGCCCCACTTACCCCGGCCTACGATACCGGTAACACTTCTACTTTGACCGCCTTGACCGCCGGAGTTCTATACGTCGACGGGGTCGCGGCAACTCTGGGAAAGCGCATCCTGGTAAAAAATGAGGACGCCCTGGGCCTCAAGCGGCAGGGGGTTTACACCGTTACAACCGAAGGAACTACCTCGGTGCCCTACGTGCTCACCCGGGCCACGGACATGGATTCCAGTGCAGAATTCAACTACTACGTCGCCAGAATAACCGCAGGCGTGTCCCAGGCGCAACTTAACTTCGTTCAAACCACGCTGAACCCTACCGTGGAAACCACAGATATCATATTCTCCCAGCTCACCGGAATCGTACCCAGCGGGGTATCGGAAAACTACCCCGGAAGTATTGTAGTGGTGATCGATAATGGCTACGGGTCGCTACCTTTCAGCTCGGTAACCGCTTCTCTTAACGTTGTCAACGGGGTGTCTACCAATTACGCCACCTACCCCGGAGTGCTTGCCGGTGGCATATGGGCATTCGTAACCCGGCCGACTGTTGTCGAGCAGCCGATAACCCTGAGCATCGAAACCGACCCTGCCTCGGTTCTGGAGCCATCCCAAATCGCGGCCAATGTGAAGGTAGCCCTTCAAAATTTCTTCTACGAACTTCCACTTTCCGGAAAGATCTACAAGAGCGATATATCAAAAGCCGTAATGGAAGTCGATGGCGTGATAAACGTACCCTCGGGGTCTTTCGTGGTCCCGGCGGCCGATGTCGCTGTGGATTCCGCTACTCGATCGGTACCCGGAATTCTAACCGTCAATTATTGAGGCCACGTAATGGGTATCGGCAGTTTTACAAAACTATTGGGAAACCTACCTTCGCTATTCAATAAGCGCTTGGTTGTCGAACCGTCCGCGCTCATTGACATACGCTTACCCCTCGCAGGCCTATCGGAGTATACTACCGTAGGAACAACCGAGCTTATCCAGGGCTCGTGTAACAATGCCAAACTGATCGGAGCCTCGGCTTTCAGCATAGACCGGATGTTCTCGGATATACAAACCGTAAAGGATATCACATATATTGGCCAAGTCCCGGTTGACCTCTCGGTTCCCGGCGCCCTGCTAGGGTCCACGGAGGTGTCCCTGTTTGGCCCGCAGCACTTTACCACGGATGCTTCTGGAAATATCTATGTGGAAGGCTCGGGCGGTTGTGCGCAATACGCCGTAGCCGGTGGGGCCCCTTTGGCCACCTATTCGGTTTCCGGGGTTACGGGTGGGATTGCATTGGACGCGGCCGACAATGTTTGGGTAACCCAGTCTCAGTATTCCGCTATCCGTGTGTTCCAGAATGACGGGACTCCGATCACATCGATAACTGATTTTGCACTGACAAACCCTACGGGAATTAAATACTGTCCGATCAATGACTGTGTGTACGCGATAAACTCTACTGGGGAGCTCAGGGTTTACGGGGCATCGGATTACTTGTACAAGTTTTCCGTTACCCCGCCCAGTGGTGTGGTGTTCCGAGACCTGGCATTTGATACCGACGGGGCCTTATTTATCACCGCGCTGTCCGGTACGGTTTATGTGTATAACTACCTCGATGGGGCCTATATTACTGAATTCGCTTCCGAATTCTCGGTTTACGATGCCCTCGAGGTTCTGAACTCCGCAGAGGTCCTGGACCCGGACTACCAGAGCTACAGCTATGTCTTGGCCTATAGCACGGCGACCAATGCCGTGGATGTTTTCTGCTACACGCCGGTGGCAACCCCAGCTACCCTGGTACCAACTTCTTTTGTAAAACAAGCCAAGAGTTTTTCACCTTCTGGGGTTTCATCCACAAGCCTGGGCGTATCGATTTCCGGATCGCTAATGGCTTTGGACACCACCAATCGTCTGGTTATGTTCTTTAGCCAGAACGTCATTTCCAACAGGATACTTCTGTTCTCCGGGTACCTGGAGGACAACAGTCTCCCGGGGTTCGTATATAACGTCACCCAGACTCAGCAGTCCAATTTTAACTACGAGATCCCGGAACCAATCCCCAATACCGGAGCCATCCCGGCACCCCGATATGTAACGATACGAAATACCGGGTCCTATTCTTTTTTTTGCGAGAACGTTTTAATACTCCCAGGGAGTGTGCAGGTATACACCTGGGCTCCTGGGGGTTATGCTGGGTACACCACACCTTTTGGGACCTACACCCAAAACTGGATACCTACTAAGATAAAAGATTTTGATACCGTCCTGGGCAGTTTGGTAACAGAAAACCCTCTAAACGCTGTGTACGTCCCAGGACCTACGCTTCCCGGATACCAATCCCCGGATCTTGATCCTTTGGGCGAAAGTTTTGGCATCCATAGGATCATCCGAGAGGATGACATAACCTACAAAAAAAGAATTGCACAATCGGTAACCGGGTCTAAGATGACACCCCAAGCCATTAAGGGCCAGTTTAAAATAATTTACGGAATCGATGTCGAGGTGTTCCAGTGGTACCCATCAAGTTACGCGGAACTGGTTACCTACCTAGGTACCCTGGCAGCATATCAACCGTTCTACCTGGACGGGACTGCATTTACGGTGCCGGGGTCCGCGATTTACTACCACACCACGCCGTCAACCGTAATCACCTGTACGCCATTGGATTTGTCCGCAAGCCAGGGCCCCCCGAACACCTTCTACGTGGTAATTCATACCGGGTCCGCAAATCTGATAAACGGGGTTTACCCAAACAGTGATTCCGATACCCAGACCGGTACCCTGGATTGGTCGTTCATCGATTACGGGGATACGGAAATCGGAGCCGGGCGCCACGGTGGATTTTTTATACCCAATACAGGAGAAACCGGATATTCCCTCACCAGCGGGACCCAGAGGTATCTACACCTGATTTCTTCAATAAAGGCTGCAGGTACGGACGCCATCGTCATACTGACCCAGTAAAAGCTTTAAATTTTAGGCAGTATTAGAACGAAATCCGAGGTACCCGATGGCACTCCCAGACATTCAAGTGTATCTTAACGCCTACGAAAACATTTCGCCTGCGGATATGAATGCTTTGTCTGGCCTGGCCTTCGAGATCCAAAAAACATTTGTCAATACGTTCATATCCACCACCGCGTGCAGATTTAAGGGCCTTGTACCGACATTCAGTACCCTGGGTACCAACCGTTCGGTGGATTTTAGCGCCGGGCTGGCGTTGTACGTACTTCCCGTGGACGACGGGTTGACCTCTGGGGCCCTGTTTTACAGCGGGGCCCGCACCTTTACAGTCCCCGTACCGGCGCTGTCCACCCGCACCGATTCATTTGACATCAGCTACCAAGAAGTTTTGGGGTCCTCCAGAAGTGACGGAGGGACCGAAGCCCGTAATTTGATAAACGCCGACGGGACGATAACCCCCGACGCCCAAATGCATACCAGAAAACGGTCCTCGTACACGCTCAGCTACATCGACGGATCGGATACCAAGGATCTCGGGGCGGGCCCCGGAAATCCGGCCCCGGGCACCCTTAGGCTGTTTACACTCACCATTACTCCGGCAGGCGTGATGACCAGTGTGTACCTCATGCCCTCCATTTGGGAGAACCAAACCTGGCCACGGCTGTCCTACAACAACCCCAATGGTCAGTATGATCTCATGGACGGCCTGGCGGCCATTAGATGCCAGCTTAAAAACATCTTGGGGAGCTCAAATTGGTTTGATGCCCCTGCGGCCAGTCTCCAAGACCTTCTTCATACCCCCAGGGTGTATTCCGGCGGCCTTGCCACGGGGGATGGTGCGCATTACAGCGTTACCTGCAGTGATTACTATCTGGTTACTGGAAACACTATAAGCTTTCTCGCCGATTACCCGAATACCGGGGCCTCAACGATGTCCATCAACGGTGGTACGTTTTATCCCATTGTTGACTCGGCGGGAAATGCATTGATTCCCGGATCTCTGCAGCACTACGAGATGTGCCAGGTGATTTGGACGGGGTCCACGTACCAGATGGTTTCCGGAACCCCGGCGACGATGTACTGGGGGTCAACGGATACCAGCACGACCCCGAATACGGTTACCTTGACAGTAAATAATTTCCCCGCCGACGGTCAGGTGCGCCCTGGGACCGTGGTTACGTTCATCATAAACAATACGGTTACCGGCCCAACTACAGTGGCCTTCAACGGAAGCGCGACAACGTATGCGCTAAATGACTCCGCAAATGCCCACCTAAGCAATGGCGGGCTTATCTCCGGGACAATCTATCAAATAGTTTACAACGGCACCGGTTATCAACTCATGGCGTCCGGGGTCTCCACGGTTGGCAGCTATTTCAATAACCAGTACGTGATTCGGACTACTGCGGGCAGCTGGACCTTTACCCCAAACTCTTACTACGTCACCATTGACCTAATCTCCGCCGGTGGTGGAGGGGCCTACGGCGCCGGTGGGTATGGCGGGGGTTCCGGGGCCTGGTCCAGAATAGTAATACCGGTAGCCCCTGGGGTACCGTGTACCTACAGCGTGGGCGGCGGGGGGTTGTCGGGTACCTCAGGTGCTCCGGCAGGACTCCAGGGCGGGACTACCTCCTTCACCACGGGCACCCACACCTACGCCATAACCGGAGGTCTAGGTGGAGACACTGTGGGCCCCGGGGCCGGTGGGACTGATGTTTATTTAATGCTACCCAATGCTATGAAAGGCACTGCGGAATCCGGGTCTTTCTGTCTTGGGTATTCCTACGGCAGTGCGGGATCCGGAACCTCTGGTGGTCTTCAAATTTACGCCAATGGTCCCAACGGGCATACCTACTCGCCTCCGGTGTTGCCAAGTCAGTGGTGTGACGGCGGATCCGGCGGCAACAACGGAAAAGATGGCGCGATCATAATCTATTCGTAACCCTGAGGTTTGTGATGGGCATTTTTCCAACATTACAGGTATATTTCAACCCCCGGGAGAAGATCTCCTCGGAGGACGCTCTTGTATTGTCCGGATATTTGACCCAACTCCACCGTTCGTTTTACTCTAATTTTGTTTCCGACTTCGGATTCAGATTTTCCGGAATGGGGGTCACGTATACTCAATCCGGCGGGGACTTGGTTACGGTTACCGTGAATCCCGGTCTGGCTTTCATTCGTTTCCCGTCGACAAGTCTGGCTTCGAATACCGACGACCCCAACGGGTATTCCGGAGCCTTGTTTACCAACGCGGCCACCCCGATATCGGTAGACACTCCGGGGGCAACATCCCGGTGGGATTCCATTTATATGGTGTATTCCGAAGTCGTTGGGGACAGCACGGCCCCCGGGGGAACAGAAACACGGCAGATAATCGACCCGAGCGGTACCCCGATCTCCAACGTGCTTTCAAATACGAGGACCTGGGGAACCTTCACGTTTGAGTACGCCCCGGGTACCGGAGAGAACCCAACTCCTCCTGCGGGCCGGTTGCTGTATCTAAACTTCGAGGTCCCGCCTGCGGGGTCCGGAATTCCCACGAACGACCATGAACTTCCTTACATATGGACAGCTGATACCTGGCCCACGGCACACCCGAATACCGCCGAACAGTGCGGATCGATTTACGACTGCTTGGCGTCCATAAGGTCCCAGCTCAAAGATATCATAGACTTGAACAGCTGGAACGCCTATGTACCAAAATCCATCGACGGATTTACGCTACTGCCGAACATAATTTGGGCCGGTACGGATTCCAGCGATTTGACGTCTCGAGTAGAGCTTTCCGTGGCAGACCCGGCGGCTTATAAGGAACTGTCCAATCTCGGCACGGTATTGCTCTTCGTGCCAAAAACAAATAAACAGGGGACCGTTCAGCTGTACGTCAACGGGTCCTTTTGGGGGGAACTTCGCGATTTTGCAAGCTTAGGAACGCTCCCCTATGGGGAACTACAGGCTGGTTGCCTGAGCCAGGCCGTGAGGGTTTCCCGGTTTGAACCCACAAGTTTTTACCACCTATGCCGGTATAGCAGCACCTCGCCGGATTTATTTTATGCCCCTCTGGATACCGGTTCAGCAAACAATTTAAAATTCAGTGTTGACCGATATCCCGCGTTATCCACTTTCGCCCCAAACACCATAAAACCGGGGTCGCAACTGATGTTTAATCCGGGTTTTGCAAATACAGGTGTTCCAGGGGTTTCGATTAACGGCAACGCCAATTTGACCATACTGACCCCAGGGGGGAGTAATTTCTCCGGTGGTGAAATCTCTCCGGGGACGCTGTACAGCTCCGCGTGGGACGGCGGTGGATATCGGATCCTGGGTACCGAGGGGAAAGCCAAATACTTCTCAAACAGCTGTACCGTGTACACCCCGGGCCCCATAAATGGTTGGCAGCTAACCGGTGGAAAGACCTACTCACACTTTGCCAGGGGCTGTTATGCTGTCGTGGACATCCTGGGTGCCGGTGCCGGTGGGTTTACTCAGTACTACAATGCTCAAATAGGTGTCGAGGGGAACGCGGTGGTGGACACAGCCCAGGTAGAGGGTGGTGGGGGTGGCGGAGCGTTCTGCCGCTTCCTGGTACAGACCATTCCCGGGCAATCGTACAGCGTATCCGTTGGCCGTGGTGGTCGCTCCGGTTGGGCGTACCTCATAGGGCGCCCGCAGAATCCAGGTTGGAACAAGCAGTTTGGTGAGGATGGCTACCCGTCTTCGTTTGGGACCCTGAGTGTTTCGGGTGGTCGATGCGCCATTGGGAACGGGGTTTCCGGAGGAGTCGGAGGGGTCAGCCCGTACACGCAGTCCAGCCCGTTTCAATACACCTACCTCCCGGATTCCTCGCCTTCCGGACTTTTTGGAACCGCTGTTCTATTGGCCTGGAGCAACGGCGAGGCCGCCCCAAGCGCGGGTTCCAGCTACGATTTTAGCCGCTGGGGGCGCTGCCTGCCCTCGGCATACATCCCCGCCGAACCGACTACACAGTATGTCCCCGGAACCGGGCCTTCGGATATACGAACCGTCCCCGAGGGCACACCGACCTACGGCTGTGGCGGTTTTGGATCCACCACCCCGCCAACACTGCCGCCATCCCCATTTACCTCTTGGCAATACTTTAGTTTCGGATCCAACGGGTACCCGGGTTTAGTAGTGGTTTACGACAACATCAGCATACTCCCCCTGTAAGGACTTTACCATGCCGGATCCAACCCCAGTAACCCCAGTCGTCCAGTACACCTTATGGAATGTCCTCGCGGCATCCCTTGTAGCCGCTGCTGCTGCTGGGTTTTGGAATCCCGCGTGGACATTTTTTGAAAAGAAGTTCAAAAAGAAATCCGACGGGTTAAACCCAACCATCGCAGTCGCGGAAATAAAACGCGACGAGCGCACCGAGGATAAGCTATGGCAGCGCATTGAATGCCTGGAGCGCCGACTTGAAGAAGAGACCGAAAAACGGTTGGCCAGTGAACGCGCCATGGGAGAGTTACAACGCCAGGTCGACGAGTTGACCCGGGATAAGCTGTCCGACCTGGCCAGGTACATCCGCCTTAAATTGCGAATCGGAGAGGCCCAGAAAGAGATCGAGTACCTGAAGTCAAAGCTGCGGGAGAAGGACCCCAATTTTGACATCGATTATCCCAGTTTTTCACTGGCAACGGAGACCATGGAAGACGAGCGCTTGATAGCCGAAATCTCCCGTGAAACCGATAACAAGGGGGCGGACCATGGCCTTGCGAAACCTGCTGTTAACCCGGATGACCACCGGTGACGAAGGTACCTTCGGAAGACTCGAGGAGTATCTGGGAGCCGTCCTAAACTTTCGTTTTTTCACCGGAGAACTCCCCTACAGGGACAACCACAACAGTGTGTCCTGCATCCCCATGGGCGTATACCGGTGTCAGTGGACGGTTTCAAATAAATTCCCCCAGGGGACATTTCAGGTAATCCACGTCCCACTCCGAGAAGGCATACGAATCCACAAGGGTAATTGGTGCGGCGATACCTCCCTGGGCTGGAAAAGTGATGTCGAGGGCTGCATTCTTCTGGGAAAACTCCAGGAGACCCGGGCAAACCCATACGGAAAACCACAAAAAGGAGTATTTGACTCCACGACAGCCCTTATTGAGTTTTCAAAGAAAATTGGAACGTGCGCCTTTGATTTGGAAATCGTCGGGCCGTAAAAAACGTCAAATTTTAGCCTAGGTAGAAGATAAAACCTAGGAGGCCCTACCTTGCCCGCCCAAACCGAAACTTTTGTCGAACAAAAACCATGGATTTCCGCACTTCTGGCTTGGATCAAGGCCTTGGTGGTCGGGCTCTGGGGTAAAGCCAAGGCTTTTGCTGCCGCTGTAAATCAATACGCCATCGGGTTGTCCACCACCAGCAAGGTGCTCTGGGGCATCGGCGGTCTCGCCGGGGCTTTCGCCTTACAGATGACCGGCGCCCTGCAGGCCTTGGAGATCGTACCCACAGTGATCAAATTTGTCGGGACCGTTGGAAAGATAGCCATCAACTTGGTAACCGGCCTGGCTTCTGGCGTGTGCACTGGGATTCAATACGGGCTTCCGGCCGTAATCGCCTTGGCCTCTCTCTACCTGCTTTTCCTCGCGTTAAAAAAGAAATAAAACCGGCGGTGACCCATGGCGGATTCCTCGGCTGAGATCTCACCTCCGGTATCCGGATGGTCAAATGTTACCTCCTGGTTTGGCGGAAAAAGCCATTTCGCCTTCATCGCGGGTTACGTGGGTATCACTTTGGCTTTTTACCTGTTCAACGACTCTCCAAATTTTCCGGTCTTTGCGGGGAGCTTGTTGAGCCTGTGCGGTTTTCAGACCTACCGAAGTGTTAAGGCCGACGAGGCCCCGAAAGCCGATCCCGTATGAACACCTGGATGACCAAGCTAAAAAACAATGCCCTGCTCGTTTTGCTTGGCCTTGCCCTGCTCGGGGCTCTGGCTGTGGCGTATTCATACTTTACCCGCTATCAACTTACCAAAGGGACTTTGGATGAGAAAATAACTCAGCTAACCCAAACCACGGCCTCACTTACCGAAGTCAAACATGAATTCACCGAGTACCGCACGCTGACGGAATCCAAGACTTCCTGGATTAAAAAACCAACATTCCACAACGGTGCCCTGGTACTGGATAGCCGTGGAGACGTCGTATACACCATCAAATACTTGACGGATAGCCACTCCGCGTCGTCCGGGCAGGCCTCGGTCACCGTGGTAACCACAGAGGCTGTCACAGTCACCGAAGCCGTTACGGTAACACTTCACGAGGCCGTGATAAAAGAATCCGGTGTGAAGCGCCGAGGACTTGTCTATGCAAGCCTGCCATCGAAAATCTTTATCGGAAAACTTGATCGCATCGGTCTGGGCTACAACCGTAATTTCTTATTTGGATCCGTACTCGGAGTTGAGGTCGGGGCTTCGGATATCAAACATGTTTTTAAATCCTCGTACCTTGACCTAAACCTGGGCTTCGGTATCCCGTAAGGAACGTCAAATGGCCGGAATAATCGTAGTCGCGGTTTCTGGGTATTCCGGAGAATCCGGACGTTCCGGATTTTCTGGCTGGTCCGGGTATTCCGGCGATAACCCCGGGTCTTCGGGGTGGTCCGGGGAGTCCGGTTGGTCAGGTTTCAGCGGGCCATCCGGTACCCAAGGCCCTACGGGTTTAAGTGGTTTCAGTGGCCCCAGTGGTTTTTCCGGTACTTCCGGGTGGTCTGGTTTTGTAGGCACCTCGGGCTGGTCAGGTAATTCTGGTTGGTCTGGGTATTCCGGGGGCCGGGGGCTGTCTGGGTTCAGCGGACCCTCGGGATGGTCTGGGACCTCCGGGTGGTCGGGAAGGTCGGGGTGGTCCGGGTATACCGGGGCCTCGGGTAAATCAGGATGGTCGGGATTGTCTGGAGTCCAGGGCAACTCCGGATTTTCTGGGTACTGCGGCGCCCAGGGCCGTAGCGGATTTTCAGGGCTCAGCGGATTCAGTGGTTGGTCCGGCTTGCCCGGGGTGTCCGGGGCTTCAGGCTTCTCTGGAAATTCGGGATTCAGTGGACCCCAAGGCATTCTAGGTCTAACCGGCCTCTCTGGATTTTCCGGGCTCAGCGGATTCAGTGGTCCTTCGGGATGGTCTGGGTTTAGCGGGCCTTCGGGATGGTCTGGGTTTAGCGGGCCTTCGGGCTGGTCTGGATTCAGCGGGCGCTCCGGGTGGTCCGGGTTCAGTGGATTTAGCGGCTGGGCGGGATTCAGCGGATTCAGTGGATTTAGCGGCTGGGCGGGATTCAGCGGATTCAGTGGATTTAGCGGATGGTCGGGGTTCAGCGGATTCAGTGGGACGCCTGCCGGACAGACTTTTTACGCCACCGACCCAATATCTGCAGGCGGTTACCATACCCTGGCCACACAGCCCAGTACGGCGGCCTCGGTATCGGCAAGCCAGACC